AGCTACTAGTGATGTAGATTTTAGTAAAATAGATCCTAAAGTAATTGATGGAAAAGAAAATTTACAAAAGCAATTAGTTGCAGAGTTAATGAGGAGAGAAGGATATTCTCAAGATGATATATTACAAGATGTTCAAGATTTTGTAGATGGAGGATTAATTGCAAAAAGAGCTAATAGAGCTTTATCAAAATTAAAAAGTCTCCAAGAAAAAGAAAGAAAAACTCTTTTATCTGATCAGGAAAAAGCTCAAAAATTAAGAGAAAAAGAACATGATAATTTCCTTAGTAGTCTTAAGGAGGACATTGAATCAAGAGAAGAAATTGCTGGATTCCCTGTCGTTAAAAAACAAAAAAAGGATTTCTACGATTATATAACTAAAGTTGATAGAAAAACAGGAAAAACTAAATTAGTTTCAGATTCTGAAGCCGATCAAGATTCTCAACTGAAAATGGCTTGGTTATATTATAATAAGTTCGATTTCTCAAAAGTTGAGAAAAAAGCTAGGACTAAAGCAACATCATCATTACGTGCTAATTTAGAAAGGGCTGGAAATGTTTCTACAAAGAAACTAAAAAGTAAAGCTCGGACTAAAGCAACTAATTCTGATATTGATTTCAGCTTATTTGAAAACGCGCTTAAACATTAAACTAATTTAATAATTTAAAAGAAAAATGAATGGCTATAAACGGATTGCAATTATATAGAACTAAGTGGCACTCTGGGTTGACCCAACAAAATCATCTTTCGTCAGCATATTTAACTGAGCCAGAAGTTATGAGTACGTTAGTAACTCGTATTTTTGGAATGCAAGGAGCTAACCCATTACAGTATTTAACTAGTGGAATGGGTAGGGACAAAGAACTTGGTAATAGAGAATATGATTGGCATTTACAAGGTGATGATGAAAAGGCAATTCCAGTGAGCGGTAACTTAGGAGACGGGGGTGCTTACCCTGGTCTAAACGGAACTACTTTCAGAATTACATTCAAAGAAAAGTGGTTTGCAAATCAAGAAGTTTTGGTAGCTGATGATCGTGCTTTTAGAGTTAGAGTAATGGAAGATCCATATTTTGATGGTTCTGATTGGGTATATACCGTAAGGTTAACCACACCAGATCCAACTGTATTTATGCCTCTTACATTGATCGACGCAGGTAGTGAATTCTCGAAAGAGTACACTACTGTACCAGAATTTTCTACAGGAGGTAACACTACTTTTAGTGCTCCATTTAAAATGAGAAATCATTTATCGACTTTAAGAAAGTCGTACACAGTAACAAGAAGTGCAGCAACAGATGCTCTTGTTATACAACTATCTGACCCATCTAACCCAAGCAAAAAGACCACAGTGTGGACTAGGTTTGCTGAATGGGAAGCTATGGCTCAGTGGTATCGAGAAATTGAAAGATCTTATTGGTACTCTACATTTTCAGCTAATGCGCAAGGTATTACGAATATGTTAGGTAATAATGGTCTTCCAGTTTATGAAGGTGCTGGAATTAGAGAGCAAATCGCTCCAGCAAATCGTAGATTTTACACGGACTTAAGTGAAGGTATTCTTAGAGATTTCTTAATTGATCTTTCTTATAATGTAATGCCAGAATCTTCAAGACAGTTTGTTGCGTTTACAGGTGAATACGGATTCGCAGAATTCGATAGAGCTATGAAAACAGCAGCATCTAACTGGACACTTGTAGATTCAACATTTATTACTGGTAGCGGGCAAAATCTATCGTTAGGTGGTCAGTTTAAAACTTACCTAGGATTAAATGGTACTAAGATTACTCTTAAACATTTACCATTATATGATAACACTGTAATCAACAGACAACTACATGCTGATTCTGGAAGACCTATTGAGTCTTATAGATTCACATTCCTTGACTTTGGTATGGCAGGTGGAGAATCAAACATCACCTCTGTCCATAAAAAAGATTCTAAGGATATGATGTGGCATACTGCTGGTTCTGTAGATCCATTTGGAAATACAGCTAAATCAGTAAACACAATGAGATCGGATAATCTTGATGGTTATTCAGTTCATATGTTAACTGAGTGTGGTGTTATGATTAAAAATCCTATGGCTTGTGGTGAATTGATTTGTACTAAAGTAGCACCAAATAGTTAATAGTAATAATTAAAATTAAATCATGACAGATAAAGTAATTTTAAGGGCTTTAGAAAGACAATCTTGGTCAGGATTTCATAGATTTCCTAAATGTAAAGACACGGTTATAGCTTCTCTCGGAAGAGGGGGCTATGAAACCGGTCTTACAGAAAAGGAAGAATTGAAACTTGAAAAAGAATTGCAAATGAAGCCGGGTACTTTGGGCAAACATTCAGAGTATTGGAGAGACTATACGGTTATTTTAAATGATAAAGATAAAACTTTAAATTTAAAAATAGCAAGAGATTTTATAGATTATAAAATTTTGATGGCAAGTAATCGTGTAGCTAATTCTGTAAATAATTTGATGGAATGGCCTAAAGCAGAATATGTATTATATGATGCAGAACAAGATGCTAAAAAGGACAATCTAAAAATTAAAGAAAAAAGAAAGGCTTACAAGAAATTTAATTCTATGACAGCATCAGAGATGCGTAATGTATTAAGACTAATGGGTAAAAAAGCATCTAATGCTTCTGATACTTTAGTTGAAAATACACTTGCGGATATTGTTGATGAAACTCCATCAGAATTTAATGAAATGTTAGAGGTTTCGGATTTCAAACTCAGAGTATTTATAAATGATCTAATAGATATAAATGCACTTCGAATCAGAGGTGGGCATTATCTTTTCGGAGATAGTCCTATCGGACATGATTTAGAATCAACATTAGTATATCTAAAAGATCCAAAGAATCAGGATATTGTATTATCACTGAAGTCAAAATTAAAAGCTTCTAAGAAGTAATGACATTAGCAGAAATGCATATAGAATTCAAGGTAGGGTTAGATAAGACAGACAGTCTTAACTACCCTAACTTTGAACCTGAAGAAATCGATCTGTGGCTAAATAAGTCTCAAGATCGTTTTGTAAAACAAAGATATTCTCATGATCCTAAGAAAGAAACTCTTGAGGAAACTCAAAAGAGAACAGATGATCTGAGAACAATAATTAGTGAGGTGACTTTGATTCCATCTGCGATTCAAACTCCTGTTAAACCAAATGGTATATTATTTGATTTGCCAAATGGTATTGCGGGAGGTCCGGCCATATATTGGTTCGCCATTAACGAAGAATGTGAAATTCGTTATGAAGACTGCAATGGTAGTTGGGTAGATGAAAGAATAGGAGTCTATGCTATACAACATGAGGATTATAATAAGCTTATAGCCGATCCATTTAATGGAGCTACAAAAGATGTAGTTTTAAGATTAATGCATGGGCAATGGGCTGAATTATTAACTGATGGAAGTTTTACAATAAACCGTTATTTCTTAAGATATGTAAGAGAACCAATAAGATTAGATATAATCAATACGCCATTAATTAGCTGCGAATTAGCAATTCATACTCATCAAGAGATTTGTGCAGGAGCAGTAACTTTAGCGTTAGAGAATATAGCTAGTCCAAGGTTCCAAAGTCATATGATTGCGGAAATGACACAAGAGTAAAGTAATTAATAAATTTTAAAACATTAAGTAATGGCAAGACAAGAAAATTATAAGATCCTTATAGGACAAAACATTGCTAGAACACCTGCTTTAACAGTAGCGGGTCTAGCAAATGGTGAGATTGCATGCGTAAAAGATGATATGACTATTTTAACTGCGGGTCAAACCATAGCTAATAGTGATTATATCTATGTAGTGCAAGGAACAGCGGGAGCTCCACGCTTTTCATCAAAAATTCAAGGAGCACAAGTTGAAAAATATGAAGGAACTTCATATGCAGCAGCTGTACAACAAGTAACAGTAGTTGGAGCAGTAGCAGCAGGAGCTGGTTCTATCAATTTAGTAAACTCAACAGAGTATGTATTAACTTTAGTATTTTATTATGATAAAGTTATTGGTTCAGAAAGACAATTAGTTCGAAGATTCTATTATACTTCAGATTCAACAGCA